ACGATCCTTTGGTGGTTCCGGACTGGGTTATCAGGCCGAATAGCGCTTAGGTGCGCACATCTATTTTCTCGCTTCCCCGACACATTGCTGTACGGGGTTAGCAACTTTGAGTTCTCAGAGGAACGTGTTGACTACACATTACCTCTGCGGTGGAGAACCTGCTCCACTCGCGAGCCTCTAATTAGGTCAATAGATGGAATAATCTCTTGCTTAGCAAGACGGCGAAGTGCCCGCCACAAGTGTACCACACGAGTGGAAGTCGACAGCTGATCGGTTTCCCGTTCAGCTATCTCGAAAGCAGAGGGGAAGGACGCGAGTCCGTCCTCCACTTCGAACACTTCCCGCCAGGCTGTATCTAGATTATCCCACGTAGGTGGGTGGATCGGATGCAGTACCTGCAACGTCGCATCCACTTTCGCATACCTGTTCCTCATCCCGTTGAAGAAAGGATACTGGACCCATTCGCGGAAGAATTCATTCCACAGAGGTCCTTGGACCTCCATATCAAAGAATTCCCCCGTAGAGCCCGAGAAGAACAACTTGCGTTGTTTCGACGCAGGCCTCGGATCCTCAGCGGTCGGTGTATGTTTCTTCCAAAAATGGATGTCCACATAGTGTACCGTACTTAAGAGACCCAACAGGAACGTAAACTTCGACGCACGGAACAGAACGGCACGACCAACTTGAACCCAGAGACGCCTTGCGACGTTCCAGGTGGCCTCACCGCCTAAGTTAGCCTCACCGCCCGGTGCCACAGAACATAGCCACGCCTCAATAGGCATTGACCATATCCCGCCCGGACGGTGTAAGAAAGCGATTAGGTTGCTGAGACGGTTCCCTAGACCCAACCCGACTGGTAGTCGAGCCAGGTTTCGGTAGCCGAACCCCGCGTAGCGTGCTACGGCCGAAAGACGGATCTCTCCGAATCTCTTGCACTTCAGGACCAGCTGCTCAAGAGCGCCTACATTACGTAGACCCACTAGCATTTCTGCTAGTGATACTGGGCTGACTTCCCGTCCACGGACCCAAGTTCGTTTTGCGAACTCAAGAGAAGAAGTGACAGATACCAAACTTTTGGCTAAGCTGATATCCACCCCAATCTCCCCCATGACCCGTAGATACTTCGCGGCTACGGCGCGGTCAGCGATGACCACGTCGTCTCCAAGTACAGCATAATCCAAGAACCAACCGGGTTCCTCTGGATACGCTTTCGAAGCTGCGTATTGTACAAGCGCATGATGCGTCAACGCGAGCATAGCCCACGATGACAGAGCACCCATAGGCTGACCGACAGCGTACGATACGCTATCGATCCCCAGGTTATAGCTTCTCGCTATCCTAGGCAGTCTGTAAGGTCGGGAGACCAGCAGCTGAGCCCACAGGGCTGTTAGATCATGACCCAGAAGCGGCTCCAATAGATCCGTTTGCAACAGCAACGGCAGTCTATCGGTCGCGGCTGATAAATCGAAGGAGGCGACAAAGCGCCCCTCATCTCCTCCGAATCGCTCAATCAAGCGGTTCACGGGCGCAACTTGATCAAACGTTCCGTCAGTTACGATTTTTCGTAACTTCGAGAATATCCACTGGTGCAGGGGAGCCACCAGAGCCTGGGTCAGGAGCGACACCATGGCGAACACACGGATCTTACCGGGTTCATGCTTGAAGCCTAACCGCCCGAAAGACAGAGGTTTCCCCCAGTAGTACGTCAGGTACCAGGCGAGTTTCTCGCTTGCGCAAGATTCCGGCCCGGCATCCCACAGTTCCGCCTGGGTAGGCGGACCCTGCATGGCGTACCAAAGAGGTGAAACGTGCCCTCCCTCCATGAGTGTTGGAGGTTGCGATCTGAACCGGACCCAGGCTCTATGAGCCTTGGCCTCGAGAACAGCCCACAACTTCTTCAACACCCATGTCAATTCGATTCCGTCTACGAGTACAAGCCAGCGAACCAACGCTGACTTCATCTCAGGACAGGCACCGTAAACGGCGATGTCCCACGGGAGCCCCATTACTGCGGCCCACCCCCCCGAGTTCGGGGAGGCTTTCCGAATAAACGGGATCGAACGCGGATCAAGCTTCATAGCAGGATCCAACTTCAGGTCATCGTTGGTGGTTAGCCGCAGACGCCGATAGAAGTCCGGTACCCACACCTTCCAACCCTCACGGAACCCAGAGATATCTTTCCCTGGATCCGTGATTGTCTTGAGTTTCAGTGCCCCCCGGAACTCTATCTCGCGATAGAGCCCCAAGAGTGACAGCCAAAACCCAATTATTCTAACATCGCCCTGACGAATCAGCCGACGATGCTGGGGGTTGATCAAGCGTGGGATCCCGCGACGGGTCCGCGCAACGTTCGCACCCAGCTCCCAAGGGCTGTTATCCACCATACCTCCCGCCGCGTGCTGTAACAGCACATAACTGGCTTTCAAGTATATGGCGAGTCCTCTTGGGCCACTGGACTTGTAGATGCGTCTTACGTTCTTGGCAAATCCAAAGGTAACCTTGACCATCGAGCTGCTCAATCGCCCAAAGACTAACGGGACCAATCGTAAGAGAAGTCCCGCTAGTTTTACTTCTGATTTTACACAGAAGGACCAGGTCATAGTGTGAGGCACCAAGCGCCCGTAAAGGGCGTATAGGTTTCTCATAATAGTTACTATGTAATTATTAGCCTTTTAATGGGCCACTTTACCCTTCGGTTCCCTACTCCCTCCTTGGAAGGGTAGGCCGCAGGTCGCGTTAGCACGCTCTCGGTGTGGTTACCGATTAGGGTTGCTTCGACCGATGTCAAGCATAAACAAGCCCCCCGGGATTTCTCCCGGATTTCCCAGTATCCGCACCAGTGACTCCCTAGGCACTCCCGTGCTGCGCAATGCGCAGGGGACCCTTAATCACTGATGGTTCCACTAGTTCCACCCTCCTTTTACGGAGGGCAACTCGTCCAGAGGCTCTTTCACCTTCAAAGGACCCCAACTTAGAATAGGATCCAGTGCCCCAAATATCCTATTACTAGGAACGAGAGCCTTCTAGGAGGCTTCCTAGAACTGATCCGGACCGCCCTCATGGGCTAAGCCGAACAGGAATTCCTGCTCCTCAGACCTCCAAAACCGAGGTTTTGGCTACCCTGAGCGAAATTGATCTCCCGAAGGAGAGCCTCTCTTTGTTCTCCCCCTGGTCACCCAGAGAGATACTCTAGCTTCCCCCGCAGCCCCGGGCAAAGGCTGCGGCTAACATTTCACTAGGTCTCACGACCTAGTCTCCCCAAGTTAGGAAACTAATTTTGGGACAGCCATTCTAAGCTGCCGTGGGGGCTCACCGCTCTACGCAGTCTAGTCTCAGATGCTTCCACATACGCGCTTAGGAGACGCGCACATTTGTTCATCTAAGAACTTTACTGAGGAGAGCAGGCTCTGCCTGTTCTTCACAGTGGTGCCGGTCACCCGGCTACGCGGTTACCCCAGGACGACCATCGCCTGGGATGCTCTAGCCTACCCCGTCCCGCCATCGGTGATAGCGGTCGCTACGTGGTACAGGAATATCAACCTGTTGTCCA